CTCCACCACTACAGGAGGGCAAATGGCTAAGGCGAAGGACAAGTTCATCGCTCTCCGAGAGTGGGTAGCAGAGGCGCAGGTGCTGCTTGGCGTTGACTCGTGGGAACTCACGATCGTTGAGGCCGCCTCCGATGTGGATGCCTGGGCAGACATTGACGCACACGCCCAGCAGCCAACGGCTGATCTTCGCGTAAGCCACGACTTCTGGACACAGACACCTGAAAAGCAACGACTGGTCTTAACCCACGAGCTGCTGCACCTAGTGCTTGCTCGATATGCGCGCGTCACCGAAAACCTTGAGGACTCGCTAGGCAAGTTGGCGTGGTCAGTCCTAGAGCCGCAACTTGAAGATGCTGAAGAGCGCGCGACTGAACACTTGGCTCGCATCTTGGCTCCCTATCTGGCGCTGCCACACTTCCCCAAAGCGTGAAGCGCACACAGCGACCGTGCCTAACCTGCGGAGTTCTGACTACGCACGGCGACCGCTGCAACGTCTGTGGGCCGCGCAAGGCGACCGAGTGGGCAAAGAATCGAGGACCTTCGCCATATCGAACAGCAGATTGGCGTCGCCTCAGCATCCAGAAGCGCAAAGAGGTTCCCTATTGCGAACTTTGCGGCCAGAGGGATCACAACCCAAGCAACCCATTGACCGCAGACCACCTTGTCCCACTGGCTGAGGGTGGCGCTCTTATTGTTCCGACGTATATGCTTAGGACGATTTGCCGCGTCTGTCACGGCAAGGTAGGAACAAGGCGGAGGATCTAATGGCAAAAATTGTTGCGGTCAGTAACACCCCAATGGCGCCCACGGGATACGCCACCCAGATTGCGCAGCTCGGACTGCGCGCACTTGCAGCAGGTCACGACTTTAGCGTGGCTGCTAACTACGGCGCTCCTGTGAATATGGAGTGGAACGGAATCAAAATCTACGCAGAGGGATTGCTGAAGTACGCCAACGACTCAGGGCCAGAAAACATTGCGCTGGCTGCAAGAGAGGGTGGCTTTGGTCTAACACTGTTTGATGTGTGGACTGGCGTCGCCGATGGCTGGCACGACCTGCCATTGGTGTGCTGGGTACCTATTGACCACGACCCTGTGCCACGTCGAGTGGCTGAGTGGTGCCTTAAGGGTGGCAACAAGTACATCGTTGCGATGAGCAAGCACGGGGAGCGGGCATTGCTTGAGGCTGGCGTACCGCGTAATCGATTGACCTATATCCCACACGCCATTGACCGTAAGATCTGGAACTCAGACGTGTTGCCAATGCGTGAGACCCTGCGAGTACCTGAGAGCGCGCACCTCACCATCATTACTGCAATGAACAAGGGAAAGCGTAAGTCATTCCCTGAGATGCTTACGGCTTGGACAAGGTTTGCACAGACACACGACGATGCCTACCTCTACCTGCATACAGACAAGTGGGGTCACATTGATGGTATCAACCTCATTCCACTGCTCAAAATCCTTAACGCCCCAGAGGATCGCATTCGCTGGGTCAACTCTATTCAAATGCGCGCTGGCGTACCAGCGGAGACTGTGGCTCGACTAATGCGCTCTGCGGATATCTCTTTGCTCACGACTCGGTCAGAGGGATTCTGCCTGCCCATCATTGAGTCCCAAAGCGTTGGCACCCCAGTAGCCACAACCGATCACTGTGCTCCACCAGAGCTAGTGCGTGACTATGGCCACATCGTTGAAGGTCAGTTGCATTATGAGGATTTCCACGAGTCATTCAGCAAGATCCCTAACGTGAATAAGATCTACTTTGCCTTGGTGGCTAACTACCAAGCAACTAAGCGCGGAGAGATTGACCGAGCCGCACTGGCCGCCACGATGGATGAGTACGACGCAGACAAGGTCTATGCCGATAAGTGGGAGCCACTCTTCAAGTCAATCCAGTCAGGCAAGATCAAGCTTGGCGTTGGACAGGCTGAGGTTGCCAACCGCGCACAGCGCAGAGCCAAGAAGTGATTGAGCATCTCTGCAAGCCTGGAGACATCCGTGGGCTGGGCAAGCGCCGCGCCTGTTCCAGAATTCTGTACTGCAACATCTGCAAGAGAGATCTAGTTCCAGACGCGCCCACCTGTGGCGAGTGTAGCTACTGCCGCCGCAAGGCAGAGCGGCGCCTAGGTAAACCCTACTGGGCTGGCTCTGACTGGGTACCCAATGCCACTGTATGAATTCAAATGTCTGAGCTGCGGAACCGTTGAAGAGCGGCTTCAGTCTGGGTACCAGCCTGTTGTACCGCGCTGCCCCTGTGGCCCCTGGATGACGCTACAGATGACGCCTAGTGCAGTGGTCTTCAAGGGTAAAGGCTGGGCAAAGCGAGACAGATTATCGGTCGATAAGCAGGGGGGTAAAAATTCTGGTGGCTAAGCGTGCTACGGTACCCAGCGACGAGTTCGTCTATCTTGTGTACGGTGTGGGGCTTTTGAAGGGTCTGGAGTTTTTTTGTGAGCGCTAAAAAGCCAGCGGACAAACGGCAGAACCGAGCTACTAAAGACCTTGGCGTGCTTGCACAAATCGAAGTCGACCCACGATCTGTGCCTACTCCGCCGTCTCACCTCACTGATCGGTGGATCAAGTCCTGGGAAATCTTCTGGGCTTCGCCGTTTGCCCAGGTCGTTCAGCCTGCGCAATATCCTGCGCTTGAAAGACTGTTCTCAATGTATGAAGAGCGAGAGCGGATGGACACTTACCTACGCGAAGAGCCGATGACTGTTGGCTCACAAGGCCAAAAGATTCTCAATCCGATGTATCGTCAACGCACATCTGTTGACGCAGAGATCCGTCAACTGGAGGATAGGTTTGGCTTGCACCCTAAAGCAGGCTTGCAACTGGGCATCGTCTATGGGGAAGCCGCTAGAAGCTTGGAGGAACTGAATGCAAGAATCACCAACGCCGCCGTTGCTGAAGCCAACAGCGAAACCGACCCACGCTATGTTGAAGAAGGCGAAGACGCCAGCGAAGAGACCGCTCTACTCATCGCCGATCAGTAGTCCGCCACCACCGTCGTGGGGTGGCTTGGTCTGTCGCTGGATTGAGACCAACCTAGTCCACGGTGAAGGCGACAAGTTTGGCGAGCCGTTCAGGCTTGAGTCTTGGCAGCGTGCCTACATCTGGCGCATCTATGAGTATGACCCCACCACTAATAAGCGCACCGTCAAGCGCGCGCTATTAGGCACACCAAAGGGCAACGGTAAGACCGAGCTGCTGGCTGCTATCGCCTTGGCTGAACTAGCGGGACCTAAGGCGCCACGCTCGCCTAACATTCCTATCGCTGCTGCATCCTTTGAGCAGGCTGATCTACTCTTTGGTACTGCTCGCATTATGTTGACGCAAGGTCCACTTGCCGCGCACTTCGAGGTCTATGACACTGAGATCCTGATCAAGAATCGCCCAGGCCGTATGTATCGCGTGGCTGCTGCGGCAGGCACCAACGACGGTGGTCGACCGACGTGCTTTATCGCTGACGAGTTGCACGAGTGGACAGGCAACAAGGAGCGGGTGCATCTCGTGCTTTCCAACTCACTTGCCAAGCGAGCAGAGGCGCTTGAACTAAACATCTCAACCGCAGGCTCAGACGAAAACACGCTACTCGGACGGATGCTGACCTACGCCAAAAAGATCTCTTCAGGGGAAGTCTCTGACCCAGGCTTCCTAGTTGAGTGGTGGGCTGCTGCTGATAGCCACGACCTTGAGACTGACGATGGGCGACGTGCTGCACTTGAGCAAGCCAACCCAAGCGCTCCAGCATTCGTAGACATTGACAGACTGCTGGCACGAGCCAACGAGGTGCCGATGCACGAGTGGCAGCGCTACCACCTAAACCGCTTTGTGCAGCCACCTGACCGCTGGATTGGCGCTGAGTCTTGGGCGCGGCTTAAAGAGACAGACCGCGTGCTGGTACCAGGCGAGCAAATCAGCGTCGGGTTCGATGGCAGCTATGCGCGTGACGCTTCTGTCTTGACGGGATGCACAATGGATGGCTACCTGTTTCTCATCAAGGCGTGGGAAAAGTCCGACACCAATCGAGACCCAGACTGGACGGTACCGCGCGGCGAGGTTGATGCCGTGGTCGATCAAGTGATGACCACCTACAACGCCACCCTCTTCTGCGATCCACCAGGGTGGGCGTCAGAGATCGAAGAGTGGACGCGCCGCTACGGCAAGCGCGTTGCGGTATTCCCTACGGCTACTGTTGAGCGAATGGGTCCAGCCGTTGACCGATTCTTTACGGCCGTAGCCACAGGTGAGGGGCTGCGTCACGACGGGAACCCGCTCTTGGCTCGCCATATCAGCAACGTCCATACGCGCCTAACGCGCTATGGTCAGGTACTAACTAAGGCTTACAAGGCGTCCCCAGACCGCATCGACGCAGCAGTGTCTGCCGTGGTCTCGTTCCAGGGTGTAAAGTTCCTGAAGGTAGAACCTAAGGCCGTAGCGAAAGTGGAGTGGGTGAATCTATGATCGGTAATATGTTTGAGGTTGTGGGTGCGGTACTTGTCATTGCAGGGATCGCGCTATTCTCTGTGCCAGTCGCATTGATTGCCACAGGCGTAGCCGTTGCTGCGCTGGGCTATACGCTAGGAGATCGTAAGTGAGCATCCTTCGCCGCCTGCTCTCTGAGCAGCGCACTATCTCTGGCGCACAATGGTTCAGCGATAAGCCAGCAGACTCATCTGCTGGGGTGCAAGTTAATCAGCAAAACGCAACATCGATCGGCGCGGTATACGCGGCCGTCAAGTTGTATGCGGATACAGTTGCAAGTCTGCCAGTAGGATCGTTCATCCGCGACGCTGGTGTGCGCCGCCCAGTTACTCGACCAGCTTGGCTTGATATGCCCATCCCCAATAACCCTAACTACACGGGCTTTCAATTCCGCCACGCAGTTACATCATCACTTTTGCTAGACGGAAACGCCTTTGTCCTATTCCTGACTGACCGTATGGGCGACGTCGTTGAGACGCGCGTACTGGACCCACAGAAGGTTGACGTTAGCGCGGACAAGAATGGCGTACCAATGTACAAGGTCAGCACCTCTGAGGGATCGTTCACCGTAGGACCAGACAAGATGGTACACATCCCACTCTTTGCTACCGCTGGAACGATGCGCGGTATGTCTCCTGTTGAGCACCACCGCACAACGCTTGGTCTTGCATCGGCAACACAGTTGTACGCTGCAAAGTTTTACGAGAACGGCGCCGCTCCAAGTGCAGTGATTAAGGTGCCTGGCGAGTTGACGCAGGATGTTGCAGACTCACTGCGCGCATCATTCGGTCGCCGCCACCAAGGCGTAGAAAAGATGCACTCCGTGGCCGTACTAACGGGAGGGGCGGACTACGCCCAGATGTCCGCAAAGATCGCTGACCTCCAGCTGGTTGAGACAATGGCGTGGGGAGTCGAATCTATCGCTCGCATCTACGGCGTGCCACTGCATCTACTTCAGTACCCTGGGGGCAACTCGTCATATTCCAGTGTTGAGGTGATCAGCATCGAATGGCTGCGACTTGGTCTTGGGCCACTCATCGCACGCATCGAGGCAGGTCTTCAGCGTCTTATTGTTGGCAACACAACGTTCATTAAGTTTAACCTTGATGGTTTGCTGCGACCAACAACCAAAGAGCGTTACGACGCGTATAGCGTGGCGCTAAGCAATGGCTTTTTGAATCTTGATGAAGTGCGTGCGCTGGAGGATCGACCACCACTCCCAGTCGGTGGCAACGAGTTCTGGAAGCCGTTGAACATTGGCACAGTGGGCGCTGAGAATATCCGATCAGAGGCTGAGGCCGCTGGTGTGCTTGTTCGCGCAGGCTTTGATCCGCTTGATAGCGCCAAGGTCGCTGGTCTGCCAGAGATGAAGCACACAGGTGCGCCACCAGTAACGCTTCAGTCAGAGGCGCCTGTTAATGTTGCGCCGCCAGTGGTGCCACAGCCGTGAGCTACGTCATTGTTGACCTAGACGGAACGTTGGTTCTAGAGAACGATCAGCCAAACCAGCCACTGATTGACTTGCTAAACGAGCAGGTAATGGCAGGCGACAAGCAATTGATTGTCGTATCGGCTCGCAAGACGGATCGCCTAGAAGAGACACGCGCGTGGCTTCAGGAGTACAAGGTGGCTGGGGTTGAAGAAGTACATCTCAATGACTTTGAAGGCACTGCCTTTGAGACTGGCACTGCGTTCAAGACCTACAAGTACGGTCTGCTAAAAGAGCAGTACGGCGATGAGTTGGAATGTGCCATTGACAATGACGATGCCATTCGTGAGATGGCTCGCGGGCTTGGTCTTGATGCCTATACCGCAAACGAATACGTTGCCGATCAAGAGCCTGTGGATAGCGATGTAGAAGAGGCGGCTGCGCCCCTACCATCAACAGAAGATCGTTCAGAGATGAGCGACGCAGCAGAGGTGATTGACTTGAAAGAGAAAGAAACGCGCTCCCTACCAATGGGTGAGTTCCGACTTGGCGAGGCCGATGCTAACGGTCAGCGCACCGTCACTGGTTATGCGTCGATCTGGGACAGCCCATCCGAGGGACTACCGTTTGAAGAGCGCATTGCCCCTGGCGCGTTCAAGCGTTCTCTTGCACGGGCCACTGCACAGCAGAAGATTATTGCCTTCCTCTTTGGTCACGATGAGCAGCGCGCCCTGGCTACAACCAAGAGCGGTCGACTGACGCTGACCGAGGACGAGACTGGGCTTCGCGTTGAGGCGAAGCTTGACCCAGCCGATCCAGACGCAGCCAAAGTGATCTCGATGCTGACGCACGAGAGCGAAGCCGCAGGGTGGTCATTTGGCTTTCAGATGGTGCAAGATGCTTGGGACGGCAACAAGCGCCTGCTAAAGGAAGTTAACCTCTTTGAGGTCAGCATCCTTGCGGCTGGCGGCCAGACCCCAGCCTACCCTGCAACCATCGGTCTCACGGCGATCCGTCAGGTTACCGCGCCAAAGATTGGCGTTGATGCTGACGAGCTAGTCGCCACACTTGAAGCAGTCAAGGCTGGACGAGAACTGTCTGCCGAGGAAGTGGCTGTCATTGACGCTGTCCGCACCAAGCTAGCGCCAAAGCAGGATAAGGTCTTGGACCCATCCGTCGCTACGGCATTGCTAGCCATTGAGGCGGCAGAAGGTGACGCACTCTAGGTCTCGTGCCTACGCCCCACCGCCCTGTGTAGGCGAGTCCGCGTTAGAGCAACCCACCGAGGAGAGCATAAGTAGTTAGTCCGCCTATGCGCGGAGAAAGGATGCAGACAATGTCTGACATCGCAAAGCTTGCTGATAAGCGAGCGCATCTGTTGACTGAGGCTCGCGGCATTGCCGTGGACGCAGCCAACAATTCAATCGCCCTTGACGGCGAAGACAAGGCTCGTTTCGAGCGCCTCATCGAAGAGGCTGGCGTTATCGCTGAGGCGATCCGCGCATCGAACGCAGCCGTTGAGGCAAGCCGATCTGCTGACTTGGCTCGCGCTGAGTTTGCAGCTGTGACTGCTCCAACCGCCCCTAAGGCTAAGTCGGACGCCGACCGCCTTCGCTCGATCGGTCTTGTTGGTGGTGTTGATACTTTCGAGTATCGTGACATCACGACCTCGACGGGTCTTGGTAACCCAGTTGAGGTTTACAACCGTGTGAACGTCATCGCGGGCCAGGTATCACCGTACCTCAACCCAGCCGTTGTTGATGTGATGAGCGTTGCCACTGGCAACAACATCAAGTTCCCAACGGTTTCTGCGCTCGGAACGACCGCTGGTTCAGTGGCCGAGGCAGGCACAATTACCGAGGATGATTTCACTGGTTCGGCTTTGAGCCTTACCCCAGTGAAGTACGCGGTGCTTGTGCAGGTTTCAGACGAGCTGATCAACGATGCGTCATATGACGTACTTGCGATGATCACCGAGGCCGCTGGTCAGGAAATGGCCATCGCCCACGGAAACGCCGCAAGCACCGCCGTAGTTGGCGCAGCTGGAACTGGTGGCACTGCCGCTGGTACCGTTGCTTACACCTACGCTGAGCTAGTAGCGCTCCAGGCGTCGGTCAAGCAACAGTACCGTCAGTCTGCTAAGGCTGGTTGGTTGATGAGCGACACGGCTCTAGGCAACATCCTTGGTACGACTTCGAGCAGCGTTCCGCTTTTCCAGCCAGGTGGTCAGGGTGGGTTTGATACCCTTCTTGGTAAGCCTGTCTTCACGGCTCCTGGCATTGCTGTTCCAGCAACGGGAGTTAAGGGCGTGCTGTTCGGGGACCTCGGGCAGATCAAGACTGTCGTCGTTGGTGGCGTCACGATTGAAGCCAGCCGCGAGTACGCTTGGAACCTTGGCCTTGTTTCGTACAAGGTTCAGGTTCGCGGCGCAACGGGTCTTGCACAGCCATCGGCTGTCAAGTTCCTCAAGAACGCGTAATCAACTAGCAACGGCTAGTTAGTGGGGAAGGGGAGTCGCCTAGTGCGGCTCCCCTGAACCGCAAGTAAGGAGAATCAAATGCTCGTTCGACTTTGCAAGCGACGTGGTGAATATCCGTCAGGGGCTTTCGTTGACCTGCCTAAGGCAGAGGCTGAAAGCCTGATTGGGTTTGGCTTGGCTGAGGCTGTTGCAGATGTCGACGCAGAGGCACCAACGCGCCACGTAGAGCGCGCTGAAATTAAAAAGAATATCAGGACTGCTACCGTGCCAACAGAGACCGCCAGCGTGGCTCCTGAAGGGGAATAATGGCCGCTCAACTAATCTCAAAGACTACGGCAGTTGGAACGACTCCTGTGCTAATCGCGCAGGGTCTGACTGGCGCATCGTGGATCACGCTGCATTGCGAATCTGCTACGAAGGTCTATATCGGCGGCGCTGCCGTAGATGATGTCAACGGCTTTGAGATTCACCAGAACAGCACGATCACGATCTGGCTACCAGAGAACATCAAACTGTATGCTGTGGTCAAGAGCGGCAGCGTCGACCTGTCAACTATCCAAACTGGAGGCGCATAAATGTCGTACGCAACACTGGCGCAGTTTAAGGCTGCGGTTGGCATTACAGACTCAACCGATGACACCGCTCTTCAGGCAGTGCTCGATGCTACCGACACGCTGATTGATCTCTACTGCGACCGCAAGACGGGCTTTGGCACGGCGTCGGAAACGCGCTACTACACCGCTGAAGCCTATGACTACTGTCTGACCGATGATCTGGTAAGCGTTACGGCGCTTGCTACTGACGATCTTGCTGACGGGACTTACTCCACGACGTGGACTGCTGGTGTTGACTACCAGCTCACGCCTAAAAACTATGCGCTGGATGGCTGGCCGTACACTGGCATTACCCGTTCCGCTAAGTGGACAAAGAATTTCCCTAAGACTGTGTTCCTTGGTGTGCGCGTACAGGGCGTGTTTGGTTTTCCAAGTGTGCCAGCGGCGGTCGTTCAAGCAGAAATCATCCAGTGTAATGCTGTGTGGTCATCCAGAACGGCCCCATTCTCAGTAATCGGGAGCGCAGACCTCGGTGGGATCTTGCGAATGAGCCGCTCGCTACACGCAGAAGCCGCGCTGTTGCTTGAGCCGTATCGTCGCCGTGACGGTCTTGCTCGATGACCGACCTTACCATCCTTGATGCAATCGCTGCTCGACTTACAGCAGCCACCCCACCAACTGGCTACACGCTTCGCAAGTGCTACGCCACTCCGCCAGAAGCATTGCCAATCACTCCAGTGGCCGTACTGTTCCCAGGCGGGGATCAGATTAGCGTGGGCAACGGCAATCGGACTACGGTGCTGACGGTCAACTGTGTCATCTACCTGCTCCCGATCCCACGGATGGATGAGAAATACCGTGACCTATACACTTGGCGTGCTTGGCTGCGTGCAGCGTTTGACGGTGCTGTGACCATTAGTGGAAATGCCGTACAGGTCGCTGTTACTGGCACTACACTCGGCACAGATACATATGCCGATCAGGACTACCTGACGGTTCAGGCAACTGCGGAATGCACGGTGTATGACACCGTGAACTTCACCGCGTAGAGCAAGGAGAACTTAGATGGCAACCTACGGCGCAAAGGCTCTGACGCGAATCGCAACTGCGTCGCAGACGGCTTTCGGAACCGCAGCTTCAATCGGAACGGCAACGGGCGAGATTCTCTTCAGCGACACAATCGGCTCTCTTGATCTGGGCGTAACTGTTGATCTTGGAGAGGCAACCTCAGTTGGTAAGCGCACCGCTATTCAGGCTGGGCGACCAACGATTACTGGCAAGGCTCCAGTGCTTTCTCTCGCTGAGGCTCCTGCCTCCCTTCGAACACTTCCGTTGATCTTTGATGCGATTGGTGCAAGCACCACTGGCGCAGGCCCTTACACTTGGACGTGGTCGCCAACACAGGGCGATGTTGACACGCTTGTGTTCTACTCGTTCCTTGTTACCGACGGCGTGCAGAAGTATCTCGTATCGGATGCAGCCCCGACAGAGATCACATTGTCAGCCGATGCCAACGGTCTTCTGTCCGCTGGTGCGACATTTGCTGCGACAACCGCTGCAACATCCGCGCTTGCGTTCCCAACCGCAATCCCTGCCAACCCAATGATGGCTGGTCGATTGATGAAGCTCAGCACGGATACCAACTTCCCTGACAAGACGGGAACTGGCGCAACCGACTTTGCGTCGATCTACAATTTCAACTTGTCGATCACGACTGGCGTTGGAATGGTTACCGCTCTTGATGGCAGCCTGACGGCCGCCACGGCTGCGCTGACTGGCGTGCTTGATGCAACGTTGACCTTTACGGTTGCAAGCAATGCAGCCGCTGGCACGTCGTTCCCAATCACCGACATCGCCGCGCAGAAGTACCTGCGCCTTTATGGCACGACCACTGATAACTACGGTGTCTGGGTGCTTGGCTCGTGGGAGATCGAGAACATCGTCCCGCTCTCAGCCGACAACGAGGGCGTTGTGGTTAATGAAGTAACCTGCCGCCTGGCGTATGATGTGACCTCAGGCAAGTCGCTTGAAGTCATTGTGGATTCGCCGCTGGCAACAGCGCCGTAAAGAGCAGCGCCTAGTGCGCTAGTAGGAGGGTCAATATGGACACAGTAAAGATTGAACTGGACGGATCGTATGCAGGCTGGGCGATTGAGCTGCGACGCAATGTAAGCGCTCGCATCCTCATCGACCTTCAAGGCGAGACCTCCGTCCAGTTCGCAGCCTTTGCTAAGTTGGTTGTGAAGCACAACTTTAAAGACATTGAAGGCAACGTCGCCGAAGATATTCTTGATGCCCCAGTAGCGGCCATCACGGCAGCAATGGAAAAGTGGGCTAGTTCAATCTCAACACTCCCAAACGCGTAAGGCTGGAAGCCAGGAGAATGTCCATAGGACAGTCTCTTGTGGTAACCAGCCCAGAGATTATGGCGCACACACTTGGCACCGCCTACGGTGTGCCACCTTGGGAGATACTGAAGACCGCAACGGCTGAAGATCTAATGACTTTTTGGGCGTTGTACTGTGAGATTCAACCAAGGAGTAAGTGAGTGGCTAAGGCTGCGGTCGAGATCGTGTTGCAAGGAAACGTACGCGCTGAAGCTGAAGCGCTTCAGAAAGCATTCCTTAACTCCCTTGGCTGGAAAGGTGTACGCAAGCTAGAGCAGTTTGCTACGGTCAACGCAGCACGCGCACTTGCTAAGCCTGTACGAGCGAATGCTCCCAAAGATCTTGGTGGACTTGCCAAGAGCGTGCGCGGCCGTCGCTCGCGCATCACTCGACCAGGCGCAATCGTCGGTCCTGTCGCTGGCAAGAAATACGCGTGGTATTCCTGGTTCGTGGTCAAGGGTACTCGACCACACACGATCCCTAAGGTAACCGCTGGCAATATGTTCTCTGACCGTAAGTTTATTGAACACCCAGGAACTCGTGGCGATAACTTCGTGATCGAGGCAGTAGAGGCTAATATCCAACTAGCCAAGGATGCAATGGCTAAGACCATTGTGCTTTTGCTGAACGATGAGGCGATGCGCGCCAAGGTACTTGGTCTAGAGATTGAGTACGCCAACGGCACCGCCACTAAGTTCCAGCGGGAGCAGTCCTTGCAGCAGTGGAATAAGCCTGACTTTGTTGGACCACTGACGCCGCTTCAGGCTGAAGGCAAGCGCCGCGCGGATGTCTCAGAAAAGATTAAGCGCATTGCGGCATCGGCTCGCAACGAGCGTCTCAGGCAAGATGCCGCAGTCTTTGGCATCACCCCAAATATGTCGAACCTGCGAACAGGGTAGGAGTAAGCAATGGCTAATGTCGCAGTCAACGCAACAATCAGCGCTAGAGATGCCGCGTCTAAAAACATCAAGACGGTCAACAAGGCGCTCGGTACTCTTGGAAAGACTGCAGGCTCAATCGGCGCTGACTTTAAAAAGGTGGCGCTTGGCATTACTGGTGTAGTGGCTGGTGCTGGTGCGTTCACTATTGCTGCGATCAAAGAGGCTGCAGCTGGTCAGGCAGAGACTGCAAAACTTAACGCTGCGCTTAAAGCGCGCGGCCTCGCAACAGCATCCGTCGCAGCGGCTATTGAAAGGCAGATTGCCGCTGGACAGAAACTTGCATTTACCGACGGTGAAGTGCGAGCATCTGTTGAGGCAAGCACGAGGTTTACCAAAAAGTATTCTGATGCAGTCAAGATTCAGAACGCTGCGTTTGACCTTTCGCGCGCTACTGGTATGTCTCTCGAAGAAGCAACCATTGCTCTTGGTAAGGCATACCAGGGCAACGGTGCCAAGTTGTTTGGAATGCTCGGTATCCAGAACAAGGGACTTACTGGCATCAAGGCAATCAACGCCATCCTTGGTAAGACCAAGGGCAGCGCAACGGCATATGCAGATACGGTCGCAGGATCGTTTGAGGTGCTGGCAGTTGGCGTTAAGAAACTGCAGGGGGACTTTGGCGCTGCATTCCTGCCAGCAGTTACTAAACTGTTTAAAGGTCTTGCTCCATACATTGAAAAGTTTGCCAACACCATCAAGGCAAACACGCCACAGCTGGAGAAATGGGCTGACGTCATTGTCAACAAGATCTTGGAAAACCTGCCGCGCCTCTTCAGGGAATTCCAGCGGCTAGTCCCTAGGGCGCTCAAAAGCATTGAAGGCTTTGTTGACAAGATTACTGGCATCGGTAAAAGCGCTGACGATTTGCTGGGTCCAGGCGGCTCAATCACCTTGCTCGTCACTGGCATTGGCGCAGCCTTTGGTGGACTTAAAGGCGCAATCACAGCCAACTTGGTCAAAGGTGGACTTGATCCGTTTACCGCTCTGATCGTTGCCAACATTGCTGCACAGATTCCTGCATCCCTTGCCTCAGCTCTTACTGGCGCAATTGTCAATCAGGCTATTGCTGCATACGGCGCCAAGATGGCGGCGGCAACTATCGCAGCCAACGCCGCCCCTGGCGGCGGAGGGCCGTTAAACTTCCTTAAGCAACTCTTTGGATTTGGCGCTCCAGTTGCCGCTGGTACCGCTGTCACCGCTGGTGGAGCAGCGGCTACTGCTGGAGTTACAGCAGCCGCCGCAACTGCTGCAACTGTGGCGGCTGCAGCGGTCATTCCAGTGGCTGCCTTTGCAGTTGCGTACGACAACCAAACCAAAATGGCAGACGCGTTTAGCAATCTTATTACAAAGCTAGACCTGAAGAATCGAACGACGCCGCTGATCACCGCACCGACTGGAACAGACTCTCAATCAGAGCTTGCTAGGCTTTTGTTTTTCTCTGGATATAAGCCACCAGTAACCGCGACAGAAGGCACAACCACCAACAACATCTACATTGGCACAGGCAAAGTAGACACTGTAGTTACTGAATCACTAAAACGAATTCTCCCAGGCGGCGGCCGCAATCAATAATGGCTAATCCTTTTACGCTAATCATTGCTGGAGTGACAGGCGCAGGTGCAGGTGGAGACCTGCTCACGCTACCAGCTCCAGCGTCAACGACTACACCTTATGTTGACCTAGGAAGCCTAACCGTCACAATGTCTGGAGACGGGAACGGCGGATCAATGTCGTTTGATGTAATTGAAGTAAAGACTCAAACCCCTTATTTGCAGTGGTGGCGCTCAGGCGCTGTCTACGATAATGCGCGCGTGCAGTTTTTTGACAGCCGCTACAGCGCTACCACTCCGCTCTTTCTTGGCTACATTACTAATATTGAAGCAAGGTTGCTAGAGAACGGCGTTGGCACAAGAGCAACAGTTAGTGTTTCAGATGCTGACGGGTGGCTCCAGAAGACGATTATTCGCAACCCTAAGACAGGCATTACCGTCAAGTCTTCTATGGACTCATTTACGCAAGGCGGCTCAGGATCAACCGACCGAGAACATATCAACGCGCTGCTGGCGAAGGTTGACGCGCAGGTCAATGACGCAACCACACGGCAGATTTTAAATACCTCAGCAATTAGCGGGTCCACTAGGGCAGTTTTTACTGGGACGGCTCAAACAATTGGTGCGCAAACATTTAAGGCAGCAACACTGCAAAGCGCCTTGGATCAGATTGCAGAAGCTGCTGGTGGCGCAGCAGACGTGCAATATCGATATTGGATTGATGGGGACGGCCGCCTAAACTATGGACCAAAAAACGCAGCGCCAGCTCTTGCCAGCGCGCCAGCCGACATCGTGACTGACCCTATCTCCGTGCAGACTGGTAGCACGACGTCTACCACAAGAATCTTTGCGCGTGATCTGACAGTAAATCTTGATCACGATGCAATCGTAAAGGGCATCTTTGTACAGGCGGCAGACACTGTGGCTCGATATGACAACAACAACGCTTACCCCACAAAGCCAACTAACGACCCATACTTCCGCACTTACACAGGTACCTACAGCCGCGACGGTGCAGGGTTGGCCGCGAGAAATGGACCACTCCCACACGAGATCTTTAGCGCGCCAAAGGTCAAAGCACTTAAAGACCGTGGAGCAACAATTGGTTCTCTTGCTCGTGCCACGATGGTGACGCGCGCTAAGCCTGTTCGAACTGTTTCCTTCACAGTAGCTGGTGCAAATCTAAGTCAGACATCTAATCCAGACTGGTCATATGGCTATAGTCAGGGATATATGCTCGCCGCTGGAGCGTCGCTTGCGGCGCGAAGTGGCACAACCGCCACGATCACGACCAATGCGGATCATCCCTTTAGGGTTGGCGACACCGTCACCGTAAATCTAGTTTCTGGACCTACTGGTTATACAGCGTTGAATGGCACCTGGACTGTGACCGCTGCTCCATCCTCCACGACCTTTACCTTCACTACCGTCACGAGCGGAACGATCACGAGTGGCACTGCCTTTGGGGGAATGTACTATCTTGCGAGGGCGTGGCTTCCAGGTCAATACGTTCGATTTGCATCTAGCCAGCTTGACCTTCCCCTGGTTGTTCTCTTTATTGCAAGAGTCACAATGCGCTTTGCAGAAGGCGGCGGCTCGTATCAAGTCCAATACGACATCGAGGCAGACTTCCGTCGAAGGTATCTACCAGGTCTTAAGCAATTGATTGGAGCGGATTAACTATGGGTAAGTACGGCACAGACTACACGGGACTTGGCGCGTATGAGGGTGGCGTAAACAACGACAAAGGCTCGCCTTTGGTTGCCAACAATACTGACGGCGAGACCTCATTGCTGTTCGGCCCAGCCGCGCTCCGCGAGCAACAGACCCTAGTTGCAAATGGCGACTTTGCTATTCCACCAGATGATGCTGAGGCAACAATTACAGAAGAGAACCCACTGCCGTACTGGACCTTCACCGATGTGAACAGTGCAGGCGCAATCACTTGTGCCGTCGTAGAAGATACGGCCAATGGCTCTGGCAATGTTTTGCAGTGGACGGTGGCAAGTGGCACGACGAGCGGCAAGAGCGCCAAGATCACACGCTACATTCCAATCTCGTCAACCCTATCGCGCAGCTTCTGCTACTACATCGAGGCATCGTTCACTGAGGCAACCAATAGCGCACAGTCAGAGGTCACCGTCTCAGGAGCCTTCTACAAGACCGACCTCACAGCCACGAGCGGATCATTCGACTCTGGTGCAGTGCCGTTTAGTTCGCTAACTTCTGTCACAGGCGTGACCGCTCCTGCCAACTTTGACGCTGGCTCGCTGCTCGCAACGACTGCACCAGCAGACGCTGCGTATCTGCTGCTGACGATCACCATCGCAACCAACGCAACGCAGTCAGCAGTACGCACAATCAAACTGGCAGAGGTCAACGTGGCGAACGGTTCTCCAGAGGTGCTGATCACTGATCGAGTCGCACCTCAGACCTATCAGCCAGCCGTGATTCAGCAAGAGTCTGGCGCACTGCTGGTGCAGGCATCTGGCGGAAACAGCCTGACGATCACCGCAACCAACAGCAACTTTAACAACTCAGTCACAACGACTCAGAGTTTCGGAACTGATGGTTCCTTCTATGGCTCTTCAGCATTGACTGGTATTCGCATCGTTAAGACAGGCACAAATAGCAGGCTGTGGGCGCACTCTTCTCCTGCCGCAGATGTTGCAGCCTCAGTAAGCAATGCTGTCTCTGGCGTGCTGATCACTAAGACCACGACAGGACAGCCGACCACAAACATCAACGGAACAGGTACAACCGACGCATTTGCCGATGCCCTCCGCAACGGCGGCATCGCGCTGGACACTACCAACAACCGCGCTTACTTTTATTCAATCGGCTGGAAGTACGCCAACCTCACTACGCCTTCAGACTCAAGGCTCAAGACAGAGATCACCGAGATCAGCGGCGCTCTCGACACGCTCCGCCAACTGATGCCAGTGGCGTTCAAGTGGAAGGCACCAGAGGCACACGGCCGCACAGATGCAGTCGCAGACGATGGCACGCGGCTAGGATTCATTGCTGATCAGGTAGCCACGACTGATCTGGCGCACTGGGTTGAGACACTCGGTGTAGATGATCGAGAGGCGCATCTCGTTGATACCACTGAGGTGCTCGCCGTGAACATTCCGCAGAACGAGATGGAGGCGCTCGTCGTTCAGGCGCTGCTCGATATCGACGCGCGTCTCAAGGCGCTGGAGGAACGATGACCCCACGCCAGATCGAGAACCTGATTGAGCGCCTGGACTCTCACTCAGCCAAGCTGGATGAGGTGCGCTCTGACCTGGACAGAATCAAAGGAGGACTAGTGGTCGCAGGTGCGCTGTTGTTCAGCGTACTCGTGCCACTAATCGCATCGCTACTCTCTAAGTGAAGCGGCTTGCGTTTCCACTGCTGGGGATCGTCTTCAGCACGCTCATCTTTCTGCCCATCGTGCGCGCTGAGGATCTGCCACAACAGGGCGTAACGATGACGGTCTACGACGGCTCGCCTCTTGGACTGATTCCGTGGGAGACCACGCCAGACCTGCCAGTTTGCTACTCCGCCGTGGTGCCAAACATCGACTACGACTGGGGTGGTGCTCCAGTTGCTGAGGGCTGCCCCTACGATCTATTCCTTGTCCACTTCACAGGCTGGCTCACCGTGCCAGAGAGCGGCCAGTGGGAGTGGCTAAACTGGTCAGACGATGGCTGGAGGATGACGCTGGACGGCGTGCTGGTTCTCGATGACTGGACTTTTCACGGTTGCGGTGGTCACTGGTCTGGACCCAATGAGGGTTACTCGCAGCTGGTCGCAGGCCAGTCCTACGCGCTCGACATCTGGATGTTTGAGTGGGGCGGCGGCGCGTGTGCGCGTCTTTGGTATGGCGCACCCACACTGGGTTACGGCGTGGTGCCTGCTGCGTGGCTAACTACGAGCGCTCTGCCAGCGCCCACTCCAACACCGTCACCAGAGCCAAGCCTAGAGCCATCTGTCGAGCCAACTCCAGAACCAAGTCCATTAGAAAGTCCATCGCCAGATCCTACCCCATCTGTTAATCCGTCACCAGAACCGACGCCAGAAGCGTCACCATCAATCCAGCCATCACCAAGTGAGGTGCCAAGTGTCGAACCATCGCCGATCCCATCACCGACTCCCACACCCAAGCCGTCGACCACGCCTATCGCTACGCCAGAACCTAGTGCGACTGAGTCCCCTACTCTTGATCCCTCTCCTGTACCTAGTGACTTACCATCCGTAGCGCCAAGCGTGGAGCCAACACCTGAACCGACCTCATCGCCAGATAACATTGCAGAGCAAACGGTTGCGGCAGTTGGTGAGGCTGTCACTGCTGTCGCTGAGACGGTGAGCAAGGCTATTGAAGCCATCACCAATCTTGGCAAGGATCTCTCACCTGCTGAAAAGCAGAAGGCCGCGCCAGTTGCTATTGCAATCGTGATCTCTCAGGTCGCAAGTGCAGCCGTAGCGGCAGCATCGAGCGCCGCTACGGCGGCAAGAAAGGCAACCAAGTGATCAAGCGCATTATCCT